GTCGCCGTCCTCAATCTCCCCAGGAAACGCCCGGAATCCGGGCGACTTCGTCGAGCTCGTTCCGCCGCGCTTGGAGACGGCGCGACCGAGCGACGTCGTCGGGAGCTACGGCGCCGAGGCCGCGGGCTGGATCGCCCGCTACCTCCGCGACGAGCTCCGGCCGTGGCAACGCTACGCGCTCGAGCGCATCCTCGAGCACCGCGCCGACGGCTCGCTTCGCTGGCGCCGCGTCATCCTCACCGTCTCGCGCCAGTCGGGCAAGAGCGTCCTCTCGCGCGGGCTCTGCGGCTGGCGCGTCGGCGCGAGCGACCTCTTCGGCGAGCCGCAGGAGGTCCTCCACGTCGCGAACCTGCGAGCGACCGCGCAGCGCATCTGGACGCCCGCGGCGCGCACGCTCGAGGAGTCGCTCGGCGCGATCGTCCGCCGCTCGAACGGCCAGGAGGCGATCGAGCTCGAGGACGGCTCGGCCTGGCGGCTCGCCGCCTCGACGCTCGACGGCGGCATCGGCTCGAGCGTCTCGGTCGCCTTCGTCGATGAGGCCTGGCGCGTCTCGCGCGACGTCGTCGACGGCTCGATCGCGCCGACGATGCTCGAGCGGCGCTCGCCGCAGATGATCCTCGTCTCGACCGCGGGCGATGGCGGCTCGACGCTTCTCCTCGAAGATCGCGACGCCGCGATCGCGCAGCTCGGCGACCCCGAGAGCGCGCGCATCCTCCTGCTCGAGTGGAGCGCGCGCCCGGATGCCTACGCCGACGACCGCGACGCCTGGCGCGCGGCCTCGCCTCACTGGACGCCGATGAGACTCGAGGCGCTCGAGCACGCCTTCGCGACCTCGACCGAGTCGGACTGGCGGCGCCAGTACCTCAACCAATGGGTACTCGCGGCGCGCTCCTGGATCGGCCCGGGCCAGTGGTCGGCCGCGGCCGAGCTCGAGCTCGCGCTCCCGCCCGTCGGCGGCACAATCGCCGTCAATGACGAGGACGGACGCCCGGGCTCCTGCGGCTACGTGCTCGCGGTCGCCGACGGCGATCGCGTCGTCGTCTCCGGCCGCTCGTTCAGCTCGCGCCGAGCTCTCTGGACGGCGCTCGAGGATCTCGGCCGGGCGCGCCGCGGCGCCGAGCTCCTCTACCCGGCCTCGTTCGAGCGGCACGTCGCCTCGCTCCCGTTCCGGGCGACGAAGGTCGGCACGGCCGAGCAGCGCGCGGGCTACGGCCCGACGCTCGCGGCGATCGTCGACGGCCGTCTCCGTCACGACGCCGACGAGGAGCTCACTCGGCAGATGCTCACGGCGACGCCCGTCACCGTGCCCGACGTCGGCACGACGCTCTCGACGCGGCGCTCGCCCGGCCCGATCTATCTCGCCCGCGCGGCCGTATGGGCGATCGGCGCCGAGCTCCGCCCGGAGCTCCGGCCGCGCGTGCTCGTCGTCTCCGGCTAGACGATCGAGGGATGGCGCGAGCTCGCGCGCGCGCTCATCCTGGCGCGCATGGGCGTGCTCGAGGCGATGGGGCTCCGCGGTCGCGGCGACGACGTCGTCGTCTCTCCTGGCCGACGGCTGGCGCCGCGCGTCCCGGTCGTCCGCTCCGGTACGCCGCTCGAGGTCGCCGAGCTCGCCTGGGTCGCCGAGGGAGTGACCCGCGAGCTCGCGCTCTCGATCCCGACCGTCCAGGCCTGCCGCGACGTCGTCGTCGGGACGGTCGTCCAGCTCGGGCTCCTCCGCTACCGCGGCGCCGAGCGGCTCGATCAGGGCTGGCTCCTCTCCCAGCCCGACCCCTCGACGGCGATGCCCGCGACGATGGGCGGCACCGTCGATGACCTCCTCTTCCACGGCCGCGCCTACTGGCGCGTACTCGAGCGCGACGCCGAGGGCTTCCCGACGCGCGCGCGCTGGACGCCCGTCGCCGACGTCACGCCGCAGACGCGCTCTCTCGGCGGCGCCTACTCCGTCCTCACGGGCTACGCGATCGCGGGCGTCGGCGAGGTCGCGGTCGAGGACGTCCTCCGCTTCGACTCCTCGCTCCCGGGCGTGCTCGACTTCGGCGGCCGCACGCTCGCCGCAGCGGTCGAGCTCGAGCAGGCGGCGCGCCGCCTGGCGGGCGTCGAGCTCCCCGCGGGCGTGCTCCACAACGAAGGCGCCGAGCTCTCGCCCGAAGAGGCGGCGACGATCCTCCAGACGTTCACGGCCGCGCGCCGCGAGAGCGGCGTCGCCTTCGTCCAGGGCGTCAAATACACGCGCGAGAACCTCTCGCCCGCCGACCTCCAGCTCATCGAGGCGCGGGCGAACGCGGCGACCGATTGCGCGCGCCTCTTCAACATGCCCGTAGGCGTCGTCTCGGCCTCGCCGACGGGCGGCGCGACGGCGCTCCTCTACGCGAACCTCACGCAACAGCTCACGTTCATGGTCGCGCTCGCGGTCACGCCGCACCTTCGGACGATCGAGGCGACGCTCACGACCGCGATCCCGCGCGGCCAGTCGTGCGCCTTCGACGTCCAGACCTACCTCCGCTCCGATCCCCAGGCGGCCGCGCAGTACGCGATCGACCTCTACGCCGCGGGCATCGTCACGCTCGACGAGGCGCGCGGCATCCTCGGCATCCCCGCGTCGTCAACGACGCCCGACCTCACTCCCGGGAGGGTCTAGATGCTCCGCTTCGAGATGGACGTCACCGCGGCCGACCTCGCCGCTCGCACGATCGAGGGCGTGCTCGTTCCCTACAACGAGGTCGGCACGATCCAGGGGCGCGAGTACCGCTTCCTGCCGGGCTCGCTCGAGCTCGCCCGCGCTCGGACGCCGCTCCTCGTCGACCACGATCGCGCCCGTCCGGTCGGCGTGCTCGGCGAGCTCGTCGACGACGGCGAGGGCGCGCTCGCGCGCTTCCGCGTCGACGCGACCCAGGACGGCGACACGGCGCTCGTCCAGGCGGCCTCCGGCTCGCGCGGCGCGCTCTCGGTCGGCGCCGAGGTCGTCCTCTCCCGTGAGAACGGCCGCGTGATCGACGTCGTCAAGGCGCGCGTCGTCGAGGCCTCGCTCCTGGCGCTCGGCGCCTTCGCGGGCGCGACCGTGACGCGCGTCGCCGCCGAGGCCGACGCCGACGCCGGCGACGCCGGCGACGCGACGGTCGTCGCGCCCGGTCAGCAGGAGCTCGAGCTCGAGGACGACGACGAGCACGACGACACCGCCGAGGACGGCGAGCACGACGACGACGACGACGACGCCGACGGCGCCGACGCACCTACTCCCGAGGAGGGAACCATGACCGAAGCAGCAGCGGCGGCGCCAGTCATCATCGCCGCGGGCGCCGACCGTCCCGCCCGCCCGCTCATCGCGGGCGAGCTCGTCGCGCTCATCATCCGCGCCCAGCACGGCGAGCCCGAGGCGCGCCGCTACCTCGAGGGCGCGCTCACGGAGTCAATCTCGACCGACGTCTCCGGGCTCCTCCCTCCGACCTATGAGCGGACGGTCATCGGCGGTAAGTCTGTCGCGCGGCCGCTCTACGACGCCTTCCGCTCGCGCCCGCTCCCGGGCGTCGGGCTCAACGTCAACAAGCCCGCCTGGACGACTCGGCCCGATGGCGAGTGGGCTCCCGACGTCGACGCCGACGCGACCTCGACGAAGGTCGTCATCGGCTCCCAGGTCGCGACCGTCCAGCGTTGGGATTGGGCGGGCGCGATCCCGTGGGTGGTCGTCCAGCGCTCCGACCCCTCGGTCATCGACGAAATCTACGGCGAGGCCGTCGAGGACTTCTACCTCGACGTCGAAGCGAAGGTCTACGGCGAGCTCTCGACGGCGGCGCCCGGCGTCGCGACGACGCTCGGCGCGGGCATCGCCGAGTTCTACGTCGCGAGCGGGAATGAGCGCTCGCCCGAGCTCATCATCATGGCGCCCGACGTCTGGGGCACGTTCGCCGACGCGGGCGCGCTCTCGATCGCGGTCGGCGGGGGAGGCGTCTCCGCGACGGGCGAGCTCACGACCTCGTTCGCAGGCATCCGCGCCTTCGTCTCCGGCACGCTCCCCGCGGGCGAGACGATCCTCGCGACCCGGCGCGCCGTCGACGCCCGCATCACCGAGCCCGTCCGCCTCACCGCGAACGCGATCGGCGCGCTCAACGTCGAGCTCGCGGTCGTCGGCGAGGGGCTCTTCGACACGGACTACCCGACCGAGCTGCTCAAGCTGGCGGGCGTTACTCCCGCGATCGCCGCGCCGAGCGGCTCCTCGAGGCGCTCCTCGTCGTGAGCTCTCCGACGGACTGGCTCACGGTCGACGACGTCGGCGGCTACCTCGACCTCCCGGCCGCGGTCGTCGCCGACGATGACAACCTCGCGCTCTCGGTCGCGGCCGTCAAGGCCGCGATCGAGCGGCGCCGCTCCGACCTCGACTTCACCGCGGACGACTTCGCCGTCGTCAACGGCGACATCAAGGGCGGCGGCGTCAT